TTCTATACCATCACAGATAGTCTATTATACCTACATGCACAAAGCATAACCCCAAGGGCCGGGGCAGATGGCCCTATTGAGCCGATTGAACTGGAGTCCATATGGGTGATTACGTCGATTCTGCATTACAAACCTGGGGCCGGTGGCTGCGAGACGGCAATAGAACCGGGCTTGGATACCCGGCATGTACATTGCATAACATGATCAAGTACGGCCAGCCAATTCGCGGATCTGGCGGGGTACGCATTACCCCAACCGACGAGACGGCGGAAATGGTTGAGCGTTTCGTCTGCCAGCTGGCAGTGCGCAGGCCGCAGGCAGCAGAGGCGCTACGAGCGTACTACCAGGACGATGAGGCCAATTATCAAATGGTCGCAAAGCGCAAAAAATGGTCAGTAGCAGCTCTAAAACGGTTTTTAACACAGGGACGGATATATGTAACAGCGGGATTGGATACGATTAATTATGCAGCCGGGGGTGGCTCATGAAAATATTGATTATATTGTTAGGTTTTTGTTTCAGCGCGCACGCGGATGACCTCACGCTGTTAATGGGGTCTAAGCACCTGAATTGGGATTATCAGCAAGATCCGAACGAGAGTAATCCGGGGGTGATTTACACGCACTATGACGGCCCCACGGTTGGGGCGTATGTCAACAGTTTTGGCGGTAACAGCTTGCTGGCCGGATACACATTCCGGCGTACAGCATATTACGACGATGTTGCGCGTTATCGACTGATTGTCGCTGTAGCGTCCGGGTATGACAATACGCCATTAGCCCTAATAGCTTCTGGCGTGGTTACTATCGGGCCTGTATCGATAGGCGTGATACCGTCTGGCATTATAACAATTGGGTATTTTGTTCGTTTGTAATCAATTGGAGGCATGATAATGATTGAGTTTATTGTTTTATTAGTGATTATACTTGCATTTGTGCTTGGTTATTTTGCTGGGCGAGCGCGCCGCAAATGGATCATAGAAGACGGCGGCGGCGAGTATTTTTACAGTGACGAACTGGTTAATGAAATGAGGAGCCGTCTATCTGGAGCATATCGTGTAGACCCGGATCTATATGACGTAAGCGATAAAAGAGACCCAGGAGACAAGCTGGAGACAATTGACGAAGCCATCGAATTTGAAAATTGGCTGTTAGCTGGGCAGGAATGGCAAAAAACATTACTGAGGCAACTTTCCGCTTATCAAGCAAGGGATGAGGCATTAGGACTGGGAGATACCGAGGAGGATAGGGCTGGGTTTTGTACAGTACGTGAGCTGGCGGTATTTATGATTGATACCAAGCCGGACGATTTAGGCGAATACGTGCGCGAGATATCATTTACAGATAATGCTGGGCGTGAAATAAACGTCGAGTTCATTGTCACGAGCGTGGACGGCGTGCAGTATTCGAGAAAATGGGCGCCTGAAAAATGAGCGATGGTTATTATAGATTTGAGTTTGCGCGCCCTACCGTACAGACAATTGCATAATGCAATGCTTGCAATAGGTGAGCCAATAATGTATTGTTTATCCGTACTGTGCGGCATTTGCCCCCAAATAGCCTGCACGTAGCATTTCGAGACCTCCAAGTTACCCGGCACCAGCAATGGCAGTCGGGTTTTTTTATGCGGGTGAAGTATGAATTTATCAGATCAAATCCTGGCGCAGTATGGTGCGCTACTGCTAGATATGAACCTAGCCTACGCACTTGCGTGTACATGGGCACTGGTACACATGATCAAACAGTCGCCATGGATCAAAAGCGCACGAAGGCGTCAGGATCAGGTATGGCGCACCCGAGTTGTCGGTGTAATCGCTGGATTTGTTCTCGTAATGTTCTTTAAGCGCGGTGACGACATAGCCATGACGGCCAACCTGGCTGTATTGGTTGCAATCGCAAACCCATTCATTTACAAACTGCTGATGTTCGTCGTTGGCAGGCTGTTCCCACAGGTTGACGCCCTGCTCACAAACGACAAGCCAAAGAAATGATGGATGAGAGCGGTAGCACTACATCAGCTATATCATACGCAGTCAGCGCCATTATCGGCACGCTGGGCGCCATAACACTAAATCAAATATTACTGCTGATAGCAGCTCTAACCGGGATAGGCACGTTTGGCGTCAACTGGTACTACAAGCACCAGGCTCAAAAACTCAACGAAAAATTAGCAGAATACAATTTAAAATCATTTAAACAGCCGGAATAACCGGTATACAGCCTCAACACCAGGGGCGGGTGGTAGATCATGGCTGTAGCCAAGAAGAAGTCGAAGCGCAAGGTGCTGACATCCAGCCAATGCAAAGCAATACGTAACAAGGGCGGCCGGCCGTCTATCTACAGCGAAGAGCTTGCAATAAACATCTGTGATCAGATTGCCAACGGCAGTTCACTGAATAAAGTTTGTAAAGCAGAAAACATGCCATCTCCTGCAAGCGTCTTTCTTTGGCTAGGAAATAACAAATGGTTTTCTGATAAATACGCGGAGGCGGTTGAAGAACGCGCCGAATTGATGGTAGAGCAAATGCTCGAAATTGCGGATAACGAAGTATCGCAGCCATTGGTTATTGACGGCATACCTGTCCCTGATGCGGATGGTAATCCGATAATGGTTAAGGACTCGGTAGCTGTAGCTCACGCCAAGCTGCGTGTTGATACTCGGAAATGGATTGCATCAAAGCTCAAGCCGAAGAAATACGGAGAGAAGACAGAGGTAATCGGTGCCGGTGGCGCTGCGCACACGGTTATTAATCAGCAGTTCATCATTAACCCGGTGGCGGCTGATAAGTGAAGTGGGAAATTGCTTCAAATGCTCCCGCTCTGGTACAAGCCTATGTGGGTATTAGTTGCATATTTATTGCGACACCAGCATGTAGAGTGGGGAATAACTCTTGATATGGCTGTTATCGGCATATTTGCGATTAACTAACAATGCCCACAATGCAGATACCAGCAAAGCTGCTACCGCTGGTACAGAAAAAGAAGCGGTTTAAAATTCCAATCGGCGGCCGTGGATCAGGTAAGTCGCAGTCTGTGCATGACATATGCGCATTTGACATGGCTGCGAATGGAATGAAGATCGGTTTTTTCAGGGAATTTATGAATTCAATGGAAGATTCTGTTTACTCGCTGCTGGAAGATGAGATTAAGCGGCTTGAGATTGATGGGTTCTCGCTGACTAAAACGACAATGACGCATGTCAGTGGTGGCGAAGCCAGGTTCAGGGGGTTGGCGCGCAATCCGACTGGCATTAAATCGATGCACGGTTTTAATAGATTCGTGGTCGAGGAGGCACAGACAATCAGTGAGGAATCACTGCAATTATTGACGCCTACGCTGCGTGAGCCTGATTCCGAGATATGGCTGATAGCCAATCCGCAGTCACGGGCCGATCCATTCAGCCAGCGGTTTATCGTGCCATTCGAGCGGGAGCTGGAGCGCGATGGGTATTACGAGGATGACCTGCATTTAATCATCGTCTGCAATTATACAGACAACCCGTTTTTCCCGGATGTACTGGAGCAAGAACGTCAGTTCGATGAGCAGAATTTAAGCAAGGCCGAATATGATCATATCTGGCTGGGCAAGTTCATGGATCAGATTGATGGCAGCATCATCAGACCTGAGTGGTTTGATGCGGCTGTCGATGCGCACATCAAACTTGGAATTGAGCCTGTAGGCCAACGTGTTGTTACGCATGATCCATCTGATCTGGGGGATGACAACAAGGCTCTGGTGCTGCGGCACGGCATATTGATTGAGGATGCGCAAGAGCGCGAAACGGGTGACGTAAACGAGGGCTGCGACTGGGCCACGGATTACGCGATACAGAACGGTGCTGATGTTTTTCGATGGGACGGTGACGGCCTGGGTGCGACTCTCCGTAGGCAGATCAGTGAGGCATTGTTCCCGGCGACCGGCATCAAGTTGGATATGTTTAGGGGTTCAAACACCCCGGACAACCCGGATGACGTGTACCAGCCTGACCAGAGCATCGAGCGCAGTAACGTAAAAACGAATAGGCAGACGTTCAAGAACAAGCGTGCTCAGTATTATTGGGCGTTACGTGATAAGTTTTATGCGACCTACAGAGCTGTAGTTCTGGGGTTTGCGAGCAATGATGAGCAGTTGATCAGCATTTCATCAGCTATCAAACTGTTGCCGTTGCTGCGGTCAGAAGTGTGCCGGATACCGAAAAAATACAATCCAAACGGATTGATTCAGATCATGAGCAAACAGGATATGTGGCAGACACATAAAATTAAGTCACCGAATTTAGCGGATGCGTTAATGATGTCTGAAAACATTGGTCGGCAATCGGTGGACGGTAGCTATTTCGGCGTGCAGATTGAACAGGCCAGGATCACTAAACGCATTGTTAGCGTGCCTTATGATCCGGCAATGCCCGTGCATGTGTTCTGGGAGATTGGGCAATCGGATCATGTGGCAATCTGGTTTTATCAAGAGCGTGGCTCAGATCGACGCCTGATTGATTACTACGACGCTATAGGCGAGAGCATTACGCATTTTGCAGCTATGATCAAAGACACAAAGTACCTGATCGGCGTGCATTACGTACCCTACGACGACGCAAGGGAAGACCAAAAGATCGGTAAGCGCGTGATTGACTCGATGGAGGCCGTAGGCATCAGGCCGATAATCCGGGTGAATCGGGCCAAGAGCCAGGAAGATTTATTGGCATGGATATTCAACGCGCGCACGTTTATACAGACATGCAGCATTGATGAGGAAAAATGCGCTACCGGCATTATTGCTCTGGATAATTTCCGCAAGGAATGGGATGACAATCGCAAGGCGTTCAAGAAGACGCCGGTAAAGAATTGGGCTATATCTGGAGCCATGGCTTTATGCGTAGGCGTTATGGGTACGAAAAATCGCGGATCATATACCGGTGGATTTATTATGCCAGTGGCAACAGCGGATTATTGAGGTATGTATGGCTGATGAAACAGTAGAAACACGCGAAATTGATATTGATGCGTTGGTTGATATGGTTGAGGGCAAAGATCGTTATAAGCCGTCTATCGCGTATACGTTTTCTAATGGTAGAGAATTCGTGGATCTGGAGGAGGCTTCGGCCATCTACAATCCCGTTTAGTCTGGTAATCCAGGCTGTTACTGTCGGGAGACAGCAACAAAACCCTAACCCCGCCATTGTGCGGGGTTTTTTAATTCTGAGGTGATCATGATTCAAATGCCTGGTAGCGCCATTTTTGCAAGCGAAGACATAGTACAAAAAGCCGCATCGCAAATTATGTGTAAAAACGCACTGGATACGTTGTATAAAAAGTATCCCGGTTACACCTGGATGGTAATGGTGGATGACGTGGGCGGGATCATGAACATCGAATGCCTGAATGCCTCTGGTCGCATTGGGTTTACGTTGCACTTGAATAACATCGTGCATGATGTTGGTGTGCTGAATAAAGAGGTGATGCGTGCCGGTGGTGAACTGCTGGAGCGTTACGGACTGAGTAGGAATCGTGCTAAGGCGGATGAAATTCAAAATATGAAGCGCGACTACAGACAAGAGGCCGTTCAGGTATGAGCAATCTGTTACAGGCGGAAGAAATTCGCGCAGGGCTTGAGGAGGAATCGGCTGTCCCTACGGATAATGACGCCGAGTGGATTGAGCTGTGCAGAAATGCGTACAGAACGTCTACCGATTACCTGAAAGTTAGCCTTGCCAAGCAGTGGGAAAAGAATATAGCGCACTTCAGGAGTAAGCACGCGCAGGGATCTAAGTATTACGGCGCATCATTCAAGCATCGTTCAAAGATTTTCAGACCAAAAACACGTTCGGTTATTCGTCGGCATGAAGCGGCGGCGACTATGGCCTATTTTGCCACCAAGGACGCGGTTAATATCACACCCGAAAATGAGTCGGATAAAAACCAGATTATATCTGCGGCAATCAATAAAGAGATTTTGAACTACCGCCTTGATCGAGACGTTAAGTGGTTTATCAAGCTGATTGGCGCGTATCAAGATTCAATGAACATCGGTGCTGTTGTGAGTTACCAGCATTGGGAGTTCAAAGAGCGCATCACAAAGAAGCTGGAGCAGGTTTACGACGAAGCCGGACGCCCGGTGGTGATGAATGGACTGTATGTTGTACGGGATGTTGAGAAGCGAGAAATTCTTAAAGACAAGCTGGCGATTACGCTGCGGCCTATTGAAAACGTGCGCATCGACCCGGCTTCTGATTGGGCTGATCCGGTGCAGTCATCCCCGTATTTAATCGATATGATGCCTATGTACGTGCATGAGATCAAAGCACGCATGAAGCCAGGCGGCAATGACGGGCAAGAACCATGGCGCGAGATGAGCGACGAAAAGCTGATGTCTGCCATGAAGCACGAATACGACTCTGTACGTAAGGAGCGTGAAGGCGCTAACCGGCAAGATTCAAAGGCTCAAAACGGCAGCATCGGCATTACTGATTTTAATCTGGTGTGGGTGCATCGTAATTTCATTCGCAAAGACGATCAGGACTACGTTTATTACACGCTTGGCACGGAATTTATGCTGAGTGAGCCAAAGACAATTGAAAAAATGTATCACCAGTCATATCGCCCATATGTGATGGGTAATTGCGTGCTGGAAACACACAGACTGTATCCGTCTGGCGTGGGTGAGCTGGGTGAGCAGTTACAGATTGAAGCGAATGAAACGGCGAATAGCCGTATAGACAACATTCGATTATTGATCAGCAAGCGGTTCTATGCGCGCCGTGGTGCCATGATTGACTTTAACGCGCTGCAAACCACCATCCCTGGCAGCGTAACGTTCATGGATGATATTAACGGTGACGTGCGCGAAGAGAAGATTTCGGATGTAACAGGCAGTTCATACGCGGAACAAGACCGCCTGAATTCCGATTTCGACGAAGTGACAGGGGCGTTTTCGCCGTCATCATTGCAAACCAATCGCGCATTGAATGAGACTGTTGGCGGCATGGAAATGCTGTCCAGTGATGCCAATGTGATGAGCGAATACCAACTACGGGTGTTTAATGAGACCTGGGTGCAGCCGGTGCTTATACAGTGCATGAATTTAATTAAGCGATATGAAACCGATGAAAACATTATGGCGATTGCTGGCCAGCGCGCTAATTTGATGAAGCGGCACAAGATCGAAAAGGTTGACTGGCGAATGATGCAGGGGCCGACGACATTGCGCGTGGCAGTGGGATTTGGCGCAACTAATCCTAGGAAACGCATTGAAGATTTAACAATGGCGCTTGGAACTATTGGGAAATTTATGCCCAATGCAATGATGAAGCTCGATGAACGAGAGTTGATTAGCGAAGTGTTTGGCGTCCTGGGTCATGAAGATGGTGCTAAATTCTTTATGTTTGAAGACGAAGGAGATCCGCGTATTCAGCAGTTGCAGCGGCAGTTACAGCAAATGCAGCAGATCATTCAAACTAAACAAGCAGAGCAGCATGGCAAGATCCAGGTTGAGCAGCTGCGTCAGCAGGGCCAGAGCGAGCGCGAGCAGATGAAGATCGCCAGTAAAGACCGTGAAATACAAATCAAGGCGCAACTCGAATCATTGCGGCTTCAGCTTGACGCTGAGACAAATGAAATGGCGCGTAGTGAATTGCTGTTGCAGCAAAACGCATTACTACACGAGCAAAAGCTTTCCGAAATCCAGATATTGCAGCAAGAGCGTGACTCTATTACAAACCAGAAAATACAGAGCCAGACAGCCAGCGCAATAAACAAGGCTGAAAGCAGTATTGGTGATAATAAAACCGGTGTTATTGCGCGCAAACAATACGGCAATGTGCCGTTTGCTGAGGGTTGATGATGGACAACAAGAAAGTTATGAATGTGAAGCTTGGGTTAGATGCCGAAAGCTTTGTAAAGTCCGATCTTGGGCAATACCTGCTTGAGCGTGCAGCAACAGAAAGCCTATCTTCGCTCGAACAGCTTAAAGATATTGATCCAAGTGACACTGATAAAATACGAAAAATACAGGCAATTTGTAAGCGCATGGACGATCTCCAGCGGTGGATAACAGAAGCAATAAACGAAGGCAATAACGCATACCAGCAAATTGTCAGTGACAACGAATTAGATCATGAGGATTAAAAAATGGCAGTCGCATTAGTAAGAATTGAACAGGGTGGCAGGCACATTTATCAAGGGCTGAGTGCTGATACCAGACCCGTATCTCCGCCGATTGGATCTGAATATTTTATATCAGAAGGCGGTGTTGAGAAATATTTAGGAGTTTCTGTTGGTTGGAAGCAGACGCATAGTGCAACCGGCGCGGCGCATGTTTACCCGAAAGGCGGCACGGGAAACCCACTGCGAGGGCGCTGGATACAACTGGACAACGCGAGCGGCATAAAGGGAGTGGAATTCCCGTCAGGCGCCAACATAAAACACCTGACATTTGACGCAGTTCCTGTTGCAGGCACGGCTGCTTTGGCGGGTGATGAGCGTGTTTTAATTTGCATAGATGCCGACGATGCAATTATTGCGGCGGCAATGCTCGCTCAGGTTGAATCAACGGTTTCAGACGTGCAGTGGATACCGATAACAATAAATAAAAAAGAAGAGATCCCGCTGCTTAATGCGTTGACTAAAGGCGCGTTGGGTGGTGGCACTGTATATGCCAAAACCGTTGGCGGAATTGCGATCGATCTTTGGATAGGAGGCTGCTAATGCACACCACACCACTTTCCGCAATTAAGCGCAGCGTAACTGCTGTAAATTTTCCTTCTCTGCAACACTTCTTCCCTTGTAAAGAGGCGGTAGGGTCAGCAACCATCACAGACATAATCGGCGGCGTTGTTATCACGCCTGCTTCAATGACGTGTGATGGAGCAAAATTAACCGCTGTTACAGTTTCTGCTAATACCGCGCTGACAGCGGGTGCATGGGCGACTCTTGGAACAAAAAAACCACTGATTATGGTGATGGGGACTAACGCAGCTTCGTTTGATATTTCAATCGGGAACACCGGCTCTGGCGTTCGTATGCGAATAACAGATGCAGTAACAGTGCTTAATGATGGGACAACCGCCCTGGCTGATGTGGTCGCACCCTGCACACCGATCACAGATGGCTTTGTTTATATGTACATCGATAAAGCCAGTGCCGCAGCCGCGATATTACACGGCATGGTTGTCGCAGCATCTCAACCTGTACTAACTCCTGCCGGTAATGGCACACTGCAAGCAGCGAGCATTGGCGCACCCGGTTCGTTCATGTCGTTCACGGGGTTCAGCAATGTATACGGCATTGCTATTTTTTATGTTAATACGATACCGCTGCCATCTGAGTTTAAAACAATGGCGCATTGGATGCGTGAGCAATGGGCTGACAATAATAAATATATCTACGAAGGATTCAAGGATAAAACCTAATGGCTCAGGAACTGCTTGGTGTTCAGTCCGGTTATGCAACGGCCACAACTTGTAAGATTATGGCAGCTTCTCTTGTTGCCGGAAACGTAACAATCGCTGTTTCTGGAATTGGTAATTTTACAATAACAATGACAGCCCTTGGGACTGATTACGGAAGTAAGCCACAGGCTGGGTTTGTAGGAAGCACAACTATTACTGGATTGGCAAGCTTTACTGATTACAACTACACCGCCACACAGGGTGCAAATTCAGTAACAGGTCGCCTATGCACAGCACCGTCTGTGAATGATGATTTTTGTTTTTGGCATAACGCCTGCTATAACAATTATTCTTTCACAGGCGATTTAGGCGTGGGAACTATCGCCGGTTTGTATACGCACATGCGTGCTTATGACGCATCGACTGGCGCATTAAAAACTGTTGGAGTTCTGCACGTTGACGATCATGGATACTGGGACTTAAACAATGTGCAAGAAGGCGGCGGCGGGCACGGCGCGTCTGGGAATAATTACGCCTACACAACTGCCTTAGTTTATGATTACGCGCTAGGCGCGCTTGCCAATTTCGGTCTGTTTTCTGCCACAGGAAATGCGTACTGCACAAACCCACAACATGCTGATATTGTGTGGTGCAAAAGGCACTTTAATTCGTGGCCGCAATGGGGCGATCACGATGCGGGAGCTGATGAAATGGGCTTTACGAAGAACCCAGCAAGCGCTGTCGGCACTCCGTCCCCATTAACACAATTCACAAACTCAAGAACCGTTTGGAATGCGATCATGGGCGGGATAACTCCACCTAGCATTGGCGTTTTAGACACTGGTGCAAAGCATTGGGGGTTTCAGTGCGGCCCCGTTTATATTTGCAGCCCTGATGGCATCTCAAATGGTGCTGGTAACGCAGTTGAAACTTTTCCGACAGGTTATAGTGGCCCTACGACATTGTATGGCAACAATCAAATCGATGACTGTTTGAATGCCCTGAGTAACAATAGCGAATTTAAAGTTTTAGGCATGAGTTATTCAATTCGATATTTATCAGCAACCGCAAGCAAGAACGGTTCCGGCGCTCAGAATCCATTATTTAATAATAATCTCACAGAATACCAGCGGATTTTTACGCGCACGGGGGCGACACCAAAATCATTAATGGATAATCCAAAAACTAACGGGATATTAGGCTCGCTGGTTTGTTTGCATGGGGACTATCATGCGCAGTTGATTGCTAAACATGAAGCGGCGGCATATGCAGGCAATGCCAAAGAATGGTTTTACTCTATAAATCCCGGCCCGGTAAATGGCACAATTAATCATGCCAACACTCAAGGCGTGGTGACGGGAGCTGTTGTAGGCGGAACCACAGTAAAACATTTTTCAAGTGTTGCCAGCGTTGCCGGTGCAATTCGCGTTGAGGTGTATGGATCACGTTATCCAAAAGAAATGCACTACGTATTTTTGGGCACAAATGGCGAGACGATTAAAACTGAAAAATTTGTTGCGAATAGAGGAAATACGGCCTACGCGATCAGTGCAAAATTTAATATATCAACAACACCAGCGGCGAGTACAGATTAAATGAGCCATATCCCCCGAGGCTCAATGTGCGCAAGCTGTGCTAACCGGCACAGCGATTGCTCAGAGCTGGATTTCAAGAACATGAAAGTGTTGGAAAAGTACAAGGTTCTGCATGACGGCCACCTGGCTGACGTTGCAATTGTAAAATGTACGAACTGGAGTAAACGAAAATGACGATTTTTATTCTATCGAGTTTGGTGGGTTTGTATGTATTATTTGCGTTGCTGATGGTTTGCAGAGCTGTGATCATACGCAACGGCTGGCAGAAAAAGTTACTGGCTAAATTGCTGACCAACGTCTTCGGCGGCATTTTTTACTGGGCGGATGTTGGTGCAAATTATTTTTGTTTCGCGCCGGTAGTTTTACACTGGCCGAATGCTAAGAGCCGAACAATAACGGATCATGCAAACCTGTTGATTGGCGAATATTTAACAGATATAAGACCGGAGGCAAGTCAGCTTGATAACTGGCGTTTCGACTGCTCTATGTTTGTGTGTAGGCACCTGGACAATCTCGATGACGGGCACTGTGAGAATTTGAAATGAAGCCATCAGATATAAAATATATCGTTGTTCACTGCTCCGCCACATTACCAAAACAAGATATCGGCGCAAAGGAAATCAGCGCCATGCACCGGGCCAACGGCTGGGCAGGCATTGGATACCACGCGGTCATTCGGCAGAACGGCGTGCTTGAGCTTGGGCGCTCGCTGGACGTACAGGGCGCGCATGTGGGCGAGGTAGGCCACAATCACCATTCCTGGGGCGTCTGCTTGATCGGTGGACTGGATCACCAAAAAAAACCGGCACACACGTTCTCGCAGGCGCAGCTTGCGGGCGCCGTGAAGTACATCAAAAGTTTGTTACTGAAAGCGCCGGGTGCCACTGTTCTTGGGCACCGGGATTTATCACCGGACCTGGACAAAGACGGCGTAATTGAAGAGCATGAATATGTTAAGCAGTGTCCGTGCTTTGATGTTGCACCGTGGTGGAATGCTGTTCGTGATATGCCTAGATCAGGCTGCTGAATCAACATGAGATGTGAAATGGATAAAGACGAGCTGACCGCAATGCTGGAAAATGCGCTCACTAAAGTGCTGAACGAAGGCCGGAGCATCACCGACGAACAGCATAGATTAGACCATGAATGGCTGGAACGACAAAGGGAAAACGACCGAAAGTGGGCGGCGCGTTGGGATAAATTTCAGACATCACTTATTGGTGGTCTGGCAGTAGCAATACTGGGGGGGCTTGGCTGGATCGGAAAAATTGTTGTTGATAACATGACGAGAGGAAACCCCCCATGATTGAAACATTTTGGGGCTGAATAGATAACCGTTCTGTTATTCGAGCTAATGGCAGAAATGAGAAATGAATTGACCCGGTAGACGGGCAACCCGCAGGCCGGGGAACGTGGTCGTTATCGCCGAGAGGCGACAAGGTGTAGAAATGAACGAAGACAATACCAGTCTTGATGAAATTGTTGATCCGGGTATGGATGCAGTAAAGCCGCGTGAAGGCATGGCGGATATTATTGCCAATGCCAAAAGGCAGCGTGAGATTGACGGGCCAGCACCCGGCAAAACAATGAAAGTCTACGGCGATGACGAGACCGCTATAGAAAATAATGACGAAAGTCAATCGAAAGATGTTGACACATTGCAAAATGCAATTAAAGTATCGGTTAAGGTGGATGGTCAGTCGTTTGAGGCTGATGCCGCCGAAGTTGAAGCGGCGGGAGGTATCAACGCTTACCAGCGTGACCGCTCTTCGCAAAACAGGCTGGACAAATCGAAGCAGATTTTACAGCAAGCCAGGGAGGAAGCCGAGCGCATCAAGCAGCAAGCCGTTGCGGATGCGAAGACTCAGGCGGATCTGGCAAAGAATTCAACATCACCGCCCACCAGTAGTGATGATCTCAGTGATGAAGCATTGGCTGAGATGTTGTACTCAGGGGACGAGAAAGAAGCTGCAAAAGCGATTCGTATTATGCGACAACGCGGCCAATCCCAGGCAGGCGTAGCAATCGATACGAACAAACTCATGACAGAAGCAACTCAAAAGGCAATTTGGGAAGTTGAACGTCGTGACGCTAACAGGCTATTTAAGGAAAATTACAGTGATTTAGATGCGCATCAGGTATTGCGTAACGAGGTTAATCAAGAGACTGTGCAGTTAAAACAACTGCACCCCGAATGGGGGCCGCGCCAGATTATTGAGGCAGCAGCCGATTCTGTACGGGAAAAGAATCATGATTTTCTGAGTAAAACGCAAAGCCAGAAGCCGGTGAATATGGATGACCGGTTGGCGCAAAAACGTGCCATGGATAACGTCAAGCCAGCCAATGCTACTGTTCAGCAAAAACAGGAGCCAAAGCGGCTAACGCCAAGTGAGCTGGTTGCAGAAATGAACCGCAAGCGAGGCATGTAACTTAATTTAACTACTGTCGTGAGACAGCAGGAGACTATTTATGGCACAAGTATGGGCTGTTGCCGCCGATGGCGGTTATTTATACAGCGACCAGTTGTCTGATGTATTGCGCATGGCTTTACAGCCAATGATGCGCTTTCGCCAGCACTGCGATGCTAAAGACGCTACTGATAAAGGGCTGAATACCGGTGATAAATTTTACTGGAATGTGTTCTCTAATGTAGCTACTGCCGGAGCAGCGCTTGATGAAAATCAAACAATGCCGGAAACCAAGTTCACCATCACACAATCAAGTCTGACTGTGACTGAGCGTGGCAACTCTATCCCTTACACTGGCAAACTGGATGATTTATCCAAGCAGCCGGTTGAGGAAATCGTTAAAAAGGTTCTGAAGAACGATGCCAACAAAGCAATGGATAGTGGCGCGTATACGCAGTTCCTAGCTACGCCGCTCAAAGTGACTTCAACCAGTGCTACCGCTATTTCGCTTTCGACTACAGGTTCATTCAGCGGTAACGCAACCAATGCCCTGTCATCAGCGCATGTGAAGAAAATCGTAGACACGATGAAAGAACGTAATATTCCGATGTTTAATTCAACGGATTATTTCTGCATTTCATGGCCGTCTACCTTCCGCACATTCAAAGATGAGTTGGAATCGGTATACAAATACGTGTCTGAAGGCGTGCGTGAAATCAAGAACGGCGAAGTTGGCCGTTATGAGGGCACTCGTTTTATTGAGCAAACCAACATTGCTAAAGCAGCGTATGTCACCGGTACATCTACCGACTGGGCATACTTCTTTGGTGAAGATACAGTAGCCGAAGCCGTGGTTATCCCCGAAGAAATTCGAGGCAAAATCCCCGGTGATTTCGGTCGTAGCAAGGGTGTGGCCTGGTATGCCTTAAACGGCTTCGGTCTCGTTCATTCAGCAGCTGCCAATGCACGTATTTTGCATTGGGGTTCAGGCGCATAAGGAGTTAAGGTTATGTCATACGATAGTCCGATTGTTATTACACACACGCTGGACAGCGTTAACTTCGCCGCAGCGACCGCAACGGCCATTAAAGGCCCACCCGGTCATGCAGGGCGTATTCTGGACATTGGTGTGCGAGTCACTACCTTGTTCACAACCGTAACGCTGGCTGGCACGTTTAAAGTCGGTACAACCGCTGATGATGACGCCTATGCGCTATTGCGTATGGGTGTTGACGCCAGCACAGCACCGGCTGCAACGGATGTTTGGAATGTGCAGAACGATAGTGACGCCATTATCAACGAAGACCTGCCTGCCGATACACAGATTGAAGTGACCTATGCCGCGCCTACTGGCGGCGTACCTGCGGGTGTGGGTACTCCATACATTGTTATCGGCTGGTTTAAATAACTGAGGGGAAAACCATGAAAGAAAAATCTGAAGGCGGAAGCTTGAAAGATGGTCTGATTGAACAGACCAAAATCACACAGGAAACGCCTCGTGGTGAAGGCCAGGGCCAGCGCCCAATGGTTAAGCCCGAGACCGTTAGTGGTTCAAAGGGTAAGTTCACCATCAAATGATGGTGAATCATCCATAACAGAAAGGGCATCTTCGGGTGCCCTTTTTTATGCGAGGTGTTTATGGAAATCAAGTATTCACATAGCGGTTACAATTGCCCATGCGAACATTGCCGCACCAGATCCCGTGGCAAATCCCATGCAGAACTGAAAGAGCATGATCAATTTAGTGAGCGCGATGCAGCCGAGTCCGGCCTGAATCGACGCGAACGCATTGATGACAGCTCAAACTCATATTTTTATCCATTCGATTAAGGCAAATACCATGCTGACAACTGAAAGTATTAACGAAGAAAAACCAAGTGAATTTGTGCCAGGTGTAATCCCAGCCGACTTTGCAAGCTTGCATTGGTCGCAGCGGCGCAAGCTGGTTGAGATTAATGGCGGCGTCTGGACAAACGCTGAAGATGCGCATCAGTTCCTGTCTGGCTTGCTGGGCGTTCCGGTTGAAATAGAGACGCCAGCGGAAAGCATAACAGCACCAGCACAACCTGCCGTCGTAACATCCACACAGAAATTCGACATCAACCGAGGCTATATTCATAATATCGGTGATGACGGGCAGTATTATGTGCAGGATGGCTGTAAATTTGGTACGAATGGCCTTTATATAGGCAATGCCTGATGACGTACCTAGAATTATGCCAGCAACTACGCCGCGAATTAGGCACGGCGGGTAGCGGTTCAATTCCTGCCGCTGTTACCGCGCAGACCGGCATGAATGAAAAGCTGGTGAAATGGATTGCGGATGCCGATTACCAGATTCAGTCCCTGCATTGGGATTGGGAATTTTTGTGGTCGCAGCATTCCATTGCAACCAGTATTGGAAATCCTGAGCCAACGGTTCCGGCAGCGCTGGGTGATTGGGACATTGATTCCTTTTACTTGAACTACAGCCTTGCCACCAATAAAAAGCTACAGGTTATGGATTACCGGCAATGGCGCGCGACCAGTAGGCAGGGCGTTCCTGTTAACCGCAAACCTTCATTCATTGTAATCAAGCCAAACAACCAGATTGTGCTGGAACCGCCACCGGATGCTGTTTATACGCTGACCGCTGATTACTGGGCGCGACCAACACGCATGACAGCCAATACCGATTTATCGGCTATTCCAGAGCGATTCAGGCGCATTATTGTGGTAATGGCAAAGTTATGGTTTGCAGAAGAGCAGGAAATCCCGTCGCTGTTTCAATCAGCATCCATTGAGCTTTATGGCAATAATGGGCGTACCGGTTTGTTACAAGCACTGGAATCCAATCAACTGCCTGACCAGAAAGGCCGGATGATGGGTGCAGCCCCGCAAATGATTGTGAGGCCAGGGTGAGACGCACACAGTATTACGCACTCAAAGGCGGGTTAAATACAGAGTCGCCGCCTTTACTGCTTGGCTCTGGCGAGCTTCTTGGCGTATTGAATTACGAGCTGATAAACGGTGGTGGTGCGCAGCGTATCACTGGATTTGAGCGGTGTGACGGGAAGCATTCGCCAGCCGAAGCCGTTTATTGGCGGGTTAACTTCGACAGCGGATCAACGGCGATTGTTGCTGGCAATATTGTCAGTGCTGTAGCTGTGCCTACTTCGAGTGATATTGCTGGGGAAGTGCTGGTAAATGCAACGCTTGAAACTGGATCATGGGCCGGGGGTGACGCTGCCGGATACTTTTACG